GAACAACAACGGCAGATTTGTTAATTGCGGGGGCAAGTCAAGAAGTATATTCCGCAAATATGCCCAAAGTTGCTGAGGAATTGTATTACACTTTTTCTTGTTACGCAAAATTGTACAATACCAATGTATTCAAAATGACCGCAAGTGATTTTTCAACATCGGGAGTTGATGCAAGTTTCAATTTATCAACACTTTCCGCGACTTATGTTACGGGGGCAACTTGGTCAAATTCAAGTGCATCAATTGAAAGCGTTGGTAATGGTTGGTATAAATGTATTTTAACAAGTAAATCACCCGCAACAACGGGGCTTTATCTGTCTTTGTACACAAGCGGAACAAATAGTGTAAGTGGTGTTTACATTTGGGGCGCACAAGTCAACATCGGCTCAACCGCAAAACCCTATTTCCCCACAACCGACCGCTTAAATGTTCCAAGATTAACTTATCAAAATGGCGGTGGCGGGTGTCCGAGTTTGTTGTTGGAAAAGCAGTCGACGAATTTGGTGACCTATTCGGAGCAGTTTGATAATGCGGCTTGGACAAAAAATTATACAACCGTAACGGCAAATACAACTACTTCACCCGATGGCACTCAAAATGCAGATTCTATGACAGAAAATACTGCATACGACCATCACTTAATATATCAAGGAAGCACAGTTTCAGCGGGAGCATATACTCAAAGTGTATTTATCAAAAAAAATACACGACAATATGCGTTTTTACAAATCGCTACGGATACCGCAGTTAATCGTTATACAATTGTAGTAGATTTAGACAATGGAAGCGTAACCGCCACCAGTACCGCAGGTTCGCCCACTGGCACATCAAACAAAATTGATTCAATGGGGAATGGTTGGTATAGAGTGACAGTAACCGCAACACATACCTCGGGTGAAGTTTACAGTGTTTTTGGATTAAGCGATAGCGCAAATCCAACATTTAGCGGTGTAGCAACACCAATATACACGGGTAATGGTACGGGAAGTATTTATATTTACGGCGCACAAATTGAAGCATCATCTTACCCCACATCCTACATCCCAACCACATCAGCAAGTGCCACAAGGGTGGCGGATGCTTGTTATAAGACGGGTATAAGTAGTTTGATTGGGCAGACGGAGGGGACTTTGTTTATTGATATGGTTCCAACTGATGTCAGCGGTCAAGGGCGTTATATGAATATATACAATGGTGCTAATTCAAGCAATGGGTGGAATGCTATAATTTCAAATGGAGGCACGCCAAATACATTTCGTTTTTATGGCGATGGATTTGATTTTTCAGCAGGTGCTTGTTTGTTTGGTGTTCGTGTAAAAGCGGCACTTGCTTACAAAAATGGTGTTCTTACAAGTGCCTATGTAAATGGTGCAAGTGTTGGCACATTAACCGCAGTAACAACGGGCAAAAGTTATGATAAATTAGAATTAGGTTCGGGGCCATTTGGAAATGATGGTAGTTGCAATGTAAACCAATCTATAATTTTTCCGACCGCATTAACAAACGCAGAACTTGCATCACTCACAACCTTATGAAAACCTTTTTGAAATTCGAGTTCACCCCTACACAATGGGCAACACTTCGCAAATTAATAGAAACAACTACAACCACACCCGACGGGGCGAAAGTCCAAAGTTGGGTTGATTGTGCAGTTGTTGAATTGGGATTTATTGTAATTACCCCCGCCGTCCTCGATGGAATGGAGGTTATAACCCCCGCAGTTGTTAGCGACAAATGGGCGGTTGATATTCTATTTTATGCCGAAGTACCGAAAGAGTTTGAGCCGTATGCGGTTTATCCAAATCCTTGCGGAGTGCATACATTCTCTGGAGATGAAAGCCTTTACTTAAAATCGTTTTGCGCGAAATATCCAGACAGTGAATTTTGCCAAGTTCCTAATCCAATCCAACCTACAATATAATGACCACCCCAAAAAAACCCCTAGCCACCAATGCGCTGCCTGTTAGCTTTGACCAGTTCCGTAAAAACCCAGTTGCTTCAGTCGCTTTTTGTATGCTACTGGCTGTTGGGTATTTGTACGTTGACCTTAGGGCGGGCTATAAAGAGCAGATTGAAAAGAGCAACCAAAAAATCGACGCGCTAGATATTAAAATAGATCGCCTCAGTTATGCCTTAAAAAAATCCGACAGTGCACTGGCTGCCGCGATTACTGAAATACGGATAATGAATACAATGAGTAAGCTATGAAAAACTTTGCTTTAATTTTCTTAACTGTGCTTTTCTTAGGTTGGATTTGCACACCTATTCAGGCAGTTCAGCAACCGCCTTACGATGAAGTCGAGGCGATGCTTAAGAAGGTGCAGGCTAATTTAGAAACAGCAGGGCAGGCTACCAAGTTAGCGCAGACAATGAGCGCGGAGCTAATTGAAAAGAAGGTTGAAGAGAAGGCAGAACTAAAGGAGGCGGTAGTAGCAGCAGAAGCTCAGGCATTAAAGGCACAGGCTAAAGTTGAAAAATACGCCGTTACAATGATGTTTCTAGGCGTCGATACCGCGATGGCCGAAATGGATACAATTAGCATTAATAATATGCTCAGGCTTAACGGGTTGAAATAATGGCAAAGGTTAAGGCATCCAACACAGCGGCGTTTAGAGTGAAGCCAAAGCGTAAAAATAAGGGCGTGCACTCAAAGAATAACCGCCCCGCTAAAAAATACAGAGGTCAAGGCAGATGAAAAAATTAATGGAAATATTCAAAGGAGACAAAGGCGAACTATCTAGCAAGCGCTTTGTAGGTATTATCGGTGCGTTTGTTTTATTCGGTACCATGGCCCACAACTCTATGAGCCCGCAGGAAATTGCACCGTCTAAAGAGTTAGTCGAAGCTGTTGAATGGGTAACTATTTTAACGCTTGGCTTTACAAGCATAGATAAGTTTAGCGGCAAGCCTAAAAACGACGAATGAAAAACGGGGGCTTCTGGGCTATTTGTTTAATCGTTCTAGCAGTTTGTCTGTACACTATTACGAAAGTGCCACAGAGCCCCGTTAAAATCGTCGAGATAGATAAAGAAGTAACTCTATTGCACGACACGCTCCGACAGATACGGCTAAAGTATGTGGCCCTCCACGATACGCAGACCATAATAAACCAAAAATATGACACGCTTTACCTTACTCTTAATGGCGATACTTCTTGCAGCGCCACGCGTCGCCTTATCGCAATGCACCGACAGCTCGATAGTTGCGGCAAGTAATTTGTATTTAATTAAAGGCGCAGAGGCGCGGGAAAATCTTGCACTGTGCAGGGAGTTTCGGAAAGTCGATAGCGCAGTCATTGCGCAGCAGGGCAAGATTGAGGCGAAGCTATTGGACAGGATACAGGCCACCGATAAGGCGGTAACTAAGTGGAAACGCCTAACTTTTGGGATTTCGTTATTAACCCTTATTTTTGCTATACTATGAAAATCGAACAACTCAGGGCCACGATGGCCGCTAAAAAATACGCCTTCTTTGAGGGGGGAGAGTATAACTTAAATATTGTGGGTATTCGCAACTCTGCCACTGGCAATAAAGTTACAAACGCTTTCGACGATAAGCTCGTAGTGGCTTACAAATTAGACGGCGTTTGGATAGTAAAAGAGTACCCAATTACAACCGACAACGGCGGCGGAACTGCGCGGCTAGTTTGTAACCAGTACAGAGGCAGCCACGCCATCGGTTTGCACCAAGGAAAATACGAGGCACTTAGGCAGGTTGGGCCTGTAACTGTATACCGCGATTTTACAAAGGATGGAATCTATCAAACAGATAAAACAGAAACAGGCGTTTTTGGTATTAATATACATAAGGCTGGAGTTGACAGTACACGCGTTGACGACTGGAGCCACGGCTGCCAAGTCTTTAAACGAGTTGCTGATTTTAACGAGTTTATGCTACTAGCAAAAAAAGCGGCCACCTTTCACGGCAACCGCTTTACTTACACCTTGATAGAAAGTAAGGACTTAGTTAACCTTTTGGATTAGCTTTAATTTTTTCGTTAATAGCATCCACGCTAGCAGGTTGCATAGGCGTTATGTCTATTACCTCCTCGCTCGTTTGCATACCCATTAATACCTCGGGGGCAAATAGACGTCCAAAGAAAGCAGCGGCGCGATACTTGAGCATAAGCTCAGGCATAGTTTTCCATTTGCTGCCTGCTTTGTCTAGCCAACCCTCAGCCTTTGCCATTTCTAAGGACACTGTAGGGCCTTCTAACACTTCGCCCGTTGCTTTGTCAGTTGCTACTGCTTTGCACTTGTTAGCGTCGCCTTGGAAACGGAGGGTGGTGAAGCGCCCGCAACTGTTCAATGAGGCAATAATAAAACTGGAGCCCCAACTTGGGCGCCCGTGGATTATGTGTAAGTTTTGCATAACCATTAAGGGGCTTGCGCCCATACGGTTTGCCATTTCTAGAGCAACGAGCGTATTTGCTACATTGTTTTTGTATTGGGTAGGTACGAGGTCGCTGGACGATAGGACTTTGGCGATACGCTGGGCGTGTTCAAACTGAGCAGGGGCGAAAATTGCGCCGCCGTTTGGCTCAATGGTTGTTAGTTCGGTATTATTATTTACGGTTTCCATATTTCAAGTTTAGTAACGATTTCAGAATAGCCCGACCAAATGCCAGACTCTTTGCACAGTCTATAGGTGAGCAGATTTTTTTGGTATTTCTGCCTAGCTTCTAGCAGGTCGTCGGCGCCTAAGAAGTAGACAGCGCACAGGAACGGCGGGGATTTTTCAACGGCAATAAAGAAAAAACCTTCACACTCTTTGCCCGTCGCAGCTTCGAGGCCGTCAGAATAAAAAGCGGCTTGCACATCGTAACGATACTTGCGTACGCTTTGAGCGAACCCGCGGGGGCTTGCATCCTCAGTAGTTTTTAGGTCTACAATTATATTATCTGGAGTAAGCCAGTCGGGGCGTGCTTTGCAGTCTACGCCTATCGCTTCATCGGTCCACTCGATTACTTTCTCTGCCTGCCCTTCTTTGAGTAGGTATTTAGCAGCAGGAAATTTACGGACGGCTTCCATTATGCGCTCGCATAGGGTTGCGGTTTCGGAGTCGAGTTGAATAAACCCGCTCGAGGTTTGCAGGAACGCCTCCCACTCTTCTTTGCCCTGTTTAGTTCGGCGGTCAACGCGTGGCCCAACGGCGTAGCGTTTGCCAAACTCTTCTGGCTCCAGTACGGCGCAATGGACTGCCGACCCAATGACTAAGGCGGGCGTTTCTTTTTGCGGTGGGGCGTTTGGGTTTAAGTAGCGCTCAAAGTAATGAGCTGGAGCGCGGTTAATTAGGTCGAGGCCGCTTTTAGATATGCGGCTTGTATTAGTGTGGTAAGTCATACCTTGCAAATTTAGTACATTATTTGTAAATTTGTAGCAAATGAGTAGAAATATAGTAATGGAGTTGAAACTGCGAGCGGTTAGTAAAGGGGTGTCGTTAACTAAGGTTTGCGATATGGCAGGGATAAATAGAGGGGTATTAAGCCATTGGGCAAAAAAGGAACCCAAGACGTTAACAACTCTGCGCAGGATTAACGAGGTACTGGATACGCTGTAATACTTTTGCACCTTATTAGTGTGGTGCTAATTTTTTAGTTTAGCCTCGGGTTTCGGCTCGGGGCTTTTTTTTGAAAATATTTTAAAATTTATTTTGTTTTGTGTAAAACTTGATTAGATTTGCACATACAAAAACCAAAAAAACACCACAACTATGGATCTAATCTACTTAATTTTAGCAACCCCTTTAGCCGTTGCAGTCAGTTTCACCGTTTGGAAATTTAAACAATTCAAGCGCGACCTTAACAACCTTCCAGAGGCTCGGCCTTATGAGTTTGAGCGCGACGAATTTATCCCGCATTTTGATGAGTACACTCAGATGCTAACCCAAAGAAAAACTAAAAACAAATGATACTTTACACCACACTAGCCAGTTTCCTAGCCGTTGCGTTAGGTTTGGCGTTAAATGCTTCCCGCGCTCAGGTGCGAGGTTTGAGCAGAGAATTAAAGAAAAAAAGCAGCCTAGTATTCAAGTACGAGACTCAACTGCTGGACTACCGCGCCGAGGTTATGGGGGCTATTGACAAAGCAAAGACTTGGGAAGGCAGGGGCGATGAATTGACACGCCGCTGCTTAGTTGCTGAGAATGACCTAGCAGGGGCGTTACAGAGACTTTTTGCCCTTCAGGCAAAGGAGACAGAACGCAGAGAAAACGCAAGGCTTAGAAAGGCTAAGGAAAGGGCAAAGAAAAGGGAGGCAGGGCAATGACAAACAATAAACAACAGACGGCAGTGGAGTGGTTTCACCAAAAAACTTGGGCTTTGAAAATTCAATTAGAAAAGGGTGAAATATCAATAGGTGAATATGCAAATACTTATGCTACTTTATATGAACAAGCCAAAGAAATGGAGAAGGAAAGAATTGAAACTGCATACAACAAAGGAACAGTTCATGGAATTGATTATCCTGAAAGTACACTACCAATAACTGGTGAACAATACTACAACAAAACCTACGGAGATGGAAAACAATAAACAACAAACGGCAGTGAAACAATTTGTAGCAACTTTTAAGACAAGTATTCAAATTGGCCCAGATGATTGGAAGGTTATAAATCCATCAATGTTATGTAATCAGAATACAACATTGGGTGAAATTGAACATTTTGTAAATAGCAATAACAATGTCGGAATACTTGAATTTAAGGTAATTGAATTAACCTACGGAGGAGGTGAGCAATGAACTACAATTTAATCTGGGCCGTTGCAATGCTTCGGGATGACTTCGGCCTTACTTGGCGCTCCATCGGTGAGCGATTAAACATTACAGACAAAACAGCACATTATTTATATGGAAAAAGAAAAAAGCATTACAGCATTAATTTGGGCGCTACTGAGCCCAGAGGAACAGGCACGACTCAAACAGTCCTTAATTTCAGTAGAGATATTGGAGCGGATACGGTTTCACGAGAACGATATGCGCAGCAGGGATAAAATTTTAACCACACTAACTACAAAATTTGATGGATTATATATTGGCATACTCGAAGAGCAGCAGAAGAGTACGGGAGCTTGAGAATAAACTCGCGTACACCGTTGCAAAGTATGAGAAGGAAATAGCAGGGCTAAAAAAGGAAATACTGGCTCCTAAAATTAAGTTCACTTCCAAGATGGGGCAATTTGAGAAAGTGCTTCAGGTGGCCTGTATGGTTTGCAATGTAACGCCCGCGGAGGTGCTCAGCAAAATGAGGCGCGGCGATATTATGACGGCCCGCCATTTGGTTGTATACTTACTTCGCCACGATTACGCGCTGCACTATGCCGAAATAGGTCGAAAGTTACACAGAGACCACAGCACGGCGATTAACAGCTTTAAGCAGTTTAGCAATAGCCTAGAGTATAGGCGAGAAGAAAGGCGCATTTACAATACCGCTAAGGAGTTGCTTTGTATTACTGAACAGGTCGAAGGCTTAGGAACGGAGGCCCAAAGTGCTTAGGGATTACCAAGTGGATAGCGTGGCCCAAGTTGGGGCCGCGTTCCAGAGTGGCAGTAAGCGGGTTATTTTGTGCTTACCTACTGGAGCGGGCAAGACTGTTATATTTTCGGACATAGCAGCCAAAGCAGCGGCAAAGGGTAAGCGGGTTGCAATTCTAACCCATCGCAGGGAGTTGCTGAGTCAGGCGGGCAAACTAAATAGCTGCGATATTTTAATGGTGGAGACTTTGAACAACGCAATTAAGCGGGGGCTAGATCTAAGCCAGTACGATTTGCTTGTAGTGGATGAGGCGCATATTGGCAACTTCCGAAAGGTTTTGCAGGGCTTCGAGGGCTTTGTAATTGGAGCGACTGCAACGCCTATATCCAATCCGCCACTAAAAGAAAGTTATAGCTCAATAGTTTGCCCTGTTGGGATAGAGTCATTGATTGGGCAGGGGTGGCTTGCCGTTCCAAAAACTTACGCAATGCACCCCGTCGACACTTCTAAGCTGGCAACCGCCAGAGGAGAATACACAGAGGCAAGCCTAGACGATGCTTTTAACCGCCCTAAGGTTTATGAGGGCGTAGTTTCTGAGTTTGTAAAGGGCTGGGCTCAAAGTAAGGCTATTGTATTTTGTGTAAATATCAGCGCGACGATTAACACCGCCGAGGCATTTGCTAAGGAGTTGGGAGCGGGCAAAGTTTACGCGGTGCACTCAAAACAAAGCCCACAGGAACGGGCGGCACTAATCGACGCCTTTACTCAATCCAAAGACGGCATCCTAGTTAATTGCGGAATAGCTACGACTGGCTTTGACTGCCCAGATATTGAGGTTGTAGTAGTAAACAGGGCGACTAAGTCGGTTGCTTTGTGGTTGCAAATGGTGGGCAGAGCTTCGCGCAGGACCGAACAAAAAGAGGCTTTTACTATTCTAGACTTTGGCGAGAATGTAACGCGCTTAGGTTTCTGGCAGGAGCCGCGAGATTGGGCTAACTTGTTTTTGAATCCTAAGAAAAAAGGCGAAGGCGTGGCCCCTGTTAAGGACTGCCCAGCGTGCGGGTTTGTAGCTTACGCTTCAGCTCGAATCTGTGCTAACTGTGGGGCGGAGTTTGCACCCAATCCAAAGACTGAGGTGGAGGTTTTGGCAGAGCTTAAATTAATGCAATATAAACAACTTGGGAAATTAGAGGGCCGTAAGATTTACGACATAGCCCAAAACTCTGCGGACCTATTCGAGCTGCAAAGGGTTAAAAAGTACAAACAGGCGTTTATAGAGCGAGTGCTTTATTTTGCCAATTACACAGAATTACAAAGATTTTGGCGGTCCAAAGGTTATACCGATGGCTACCGATGGCGCAAAGAAAGGGATTTTGCAGAGGGCGCTCCAGTTAAGAATTTTACGGTTAAGTTACAGAATGACTAACTACGCCATAATCCCTAACCGCGGTATTTATTATTTTTCAAAGAGAAAAAAAACTAAGTTTGTACCCCTATTTAAAATTTGCAAGGTGAACGGAACCACCTTCGAAGAGTTCCACCAAATAATTAAACAGATTGAAATAACTTTAAAAAATGGCACCACAAAACAACAAACCGACCCAAGCCCGAATCCTGAGGGTTGAAGTAATAGAGCAAGGGATATTGATAAAAGATATTGGGCTGTACAATGCAGAGGGGCAGTATTTAAGAAGTGCCAAACTTAACGGCGATTTGCTTTGTACACTCACCGAGCACCTGCTAAAGATTGAAATATGCAAATGACACACGGCAGCTTATTTAGCGGAATTGGAGGCTTTGACCTTGCCGCGGAGTGGATGGGATGGGAGAATAAATTTCATTGCGAATGGAATCCTTTTGGGCAGCGTGTGCTAAAGCATTATTGGCCCAACGCCGAAAGTTTTACTGATATTACTAAAACAGATTTTAAAAAGTATGCAAACAAAATTGATATTCTTAGCGGAGGTTTCCCCTGCCAACCTTACAGCAACGCAGGCAAACGACTCGGCAAAGAAGATGAGCGCCACCTTTGGCCCGAAATGCTTAGAGCAATACGAGAAATTTCCCCGAGTTTCGTCGTGGGCGAAAATGTTCGCGGCCTCACTAATTGGAATGGAGGGCTGGTATTCGAGGAGGTGTGTGCTGAGTTGGAAAGTTATGGGTATCAAGTCGCGCCCATTATTATACCTGCGTGCGGGGTCGGTGCGCCCCACAGAAGAGAGCGGATTTGGTTTGTTGCCTACTCCGACGGCAATGCAAGACGACGCAGACCCTGCGAAAGTGGACGCGAGGAACCAAAAGCAAATAGCAATGGGCAACCCAAAATTTATACTGGGGCTAACTCAGATGGCCAAAAGGGGGATGTTGCCCACGCCAACTCTTCAAGATTACACAAACAGTACATTTCCTCAAAGCCAATTGAACAGGGGCCACGTAGTAGGCTATTTAATGAGAGAGGGGATTTCAGCGGGTTCCCAACTGAATCCCCGATTTGTGGCGGAGATGATGGGATTTCCCGCGAATTGGACGGAATTGCCTTTTCTAAATGGAGAGCAGAATCCATCAAAGGATACGGAAATGCCATAGTGCCGCAAGTGGCTTATCAAATTTTTAAAGCCATTACGATATGCAAATAAATTTCCTGCCTAACATAAAACTGAGCAACAAATTTACCGTAATGCCCATTACGGAATATTTGGAGCTTGTAAGGAATGGCACGTATATTAACAGCATCGAGGCGTTTAGAAACTCGGCCGCACTATCCAAAGACCAACAGGCAGAAATTAAGCAACAGATCCCTGCGGTAACGATAAGCGGAATTTTTAAGGATGCGGTAAAAAATGCAAACCTTGTAACCCATAGCGGATTGATTTGTATAGATTTTGACGCGGTGGAGAATCCCGGGCAATTAAAAGCCGAGCTTAGCAAAGATCCCTATACTTTTGCCGCCCTACTTTCCGCTTCAGGCAATGGATTGGCCGCAATCGTACGAATAGAAGCCGAAAGGCATTTGGATGCGTTCAACGGGCTTAAAACGTATTATTTCCGCAATTATGGGCAGTTGATTGATGCCAGTTGTAAAAATGTCAGCCGATTGCGTTTTCTATCCGTAGATCCTGCATTATTTACCAACCCCTCGAGTAAGGTATTTAAAGAATACCCAAAAAAGGAGGCAAAGCCTAAGGTTGTAAATACCGTGCTAACTGGCAACGAGTTCGACGAATTAATAGATAGGATTTGCAGGGGCGGGTATGATTTAACGCAAGGGGTTTATGCCAACTACTTATCAATCGGTTTCGCTCTGGCTTCGGAGTTTG